AAAATCGTTTATTTGGTAAATTTTATCCTTACCAAACATCTTTTTTAAATCGTCTTCTACCTCATCAAAATATTCCTCTTCCTGATCAGTATACGCTTCGTAGGACCAATGCTTTTTATATTTTCTTTTGTATTCTTGTAGTAATACATCCTGCAATTTTATCATTAGTATTGCTCCCCAGCTAATGCTTCTTCAATGGCATCCTTTATGTCTTCTGGTTCAACTTCAATTATTCCATCCATATCGCCTTTCCAAGTGTCTATTTTATCACCATTAACATATAATGCAATAGACGGATAATTTCGTATTCTTAATTTTTTACATGCTTTCTTAGTATCTTCAGACATAACTTGTAGTACTTTTGCATCTTCATGCCCCTTAACACCATCTACATAGTTCAGTCCGTCGCTTTCAGCCCATTTAGAGCCAAATACTACGACTACTACGCCATCACCTACCTTTTCTTTAAAATTTTTGTCTGTTACTTGCGCACTTAAAGAGGCTAACAGAAATAACGATAAAAGTATTTTTTTCATAACAAACTCCTATTTGTCCCGTTTTCTCTTTTCGAGGTCTTTAATATCTTTTCTTAATTCTTTAATAATATCTTTCATATCTTCAATATCACCGTATGCTTCATCCATGTCATCTTGCAATGTACCAACTTGGTCTTTATACTGTTCATATGATCTTGGCCAATTATATCCCTCCGGTCTAGACGGGTATTCGGCTTTATATAGTGTTTCTAAACTTGGTAATTGTTTTGCTTCTTCTATTTCACCGATAAGCATATAATACATTCCAACTAAAGATGCTATAGCTGTTCCTATTGCAACCATTGTTTGTATTGACATAGAAAATTTTGTGTCTTCACTCAATTCTTTAACCACTTCTTCTTTAGGCTCTATTTTTTCAGTGATTTCTTCTTGTTTTTCTTCGTGACCATTACCGTGCTCTAATATTATTTCGGTGATATCTTGAAGTGAGCAAAATCCTTTCTCAACGAGTAACTCGCCTAAACTTCGCTTATCTCCCTTTACTTGCAATTGAAGTGCTTGATTTAGTTGCCGCTTTGTAATAATATCATGATCACAAAGTAGTCTTCCTATTTTAACGTCTCCATTCATACCATTATTCTCCAGTATAGAAGGTTGCTTCTGGATCTGTACCTATTTCTACGTTTTCAAAAATTAATAATGCGATTTGCATTTCATCTCTATATGGATTATAAAATTGTCCATTAACCATCCCAGAAACTTTACCATCTTCGACTTTAGATATTTCTGACTGTCCAAATTCAGTATAATCAAAACTACCTATTATTTCTAAGTTTATTGTTTTATCCCTATTGACTGTATCTTCAACTCCATAATTCAAATATAAGCCGGGATCTATTAAGTTGCCATTATTGTCACCATCATTATCATACCATATAGTGGCATAGTGTTCTAATTCTGGTAATACTCTTCCAATTTCTCTTTGAAAATGCAATACTAATAGTTTTTTAACTTTGCCATCATCACCTATAGTTTTTTCTCCATAGGTTGTTATTGAGCCATAGTACTCGTATGGATCAATAGGATCACCATTAACCCACATTTCCATTTTTGGTTCTAGAACGATTTCTTCTTCTACTCTTGTATCTTCACAAGCAGGAAATATAAACATTGCTGTCATTAATAAACAACCAAATAAAGCGTTTATAGTGTAATATAATTCATCAGTATTTTTCATCGCTTAACCCCAAATCTATTTTCAGTTTTTCCAGAATTCTTTTCTAACCACTTCTTGTGTTGGTTAGAAGTTCTTCCTTCTACTGCCCATTTTTTATTTAATGTATGTCGTTTTCTTTTTCGTTCTTTTGCTTTTTTACTCGGCATTAAAATCCCATAAATTGATAATTTAATCCAAACTTAAAATCATAAGCAGGACGTTCCCAATAATATAAATATTTTCCTTCTGCAAAAACTCCAAGATTGTCTTGTAGCTTAACACCTAATATTGCACCGTAATCATAATCATTCCATGTGTGCCACATTGGATCTTTAAATTCAAACTCATGTGGTTTACCACCATTTTCTTTGTGCATTTTATAATGTGACGCATTGTGATATGCATGTGGATCATGTCCAAAATGATACGGTAACCAATTACCCCAAGCATGTAACCACCAATTATCTGAGTGGTGATAGAAATCAAGGCCCAATACAATACTTGTTTCTTTCATAAATCCTAAGTCAGTTTTTACTCCCTCAATATATTCTTCTAACATGCCAGGAAAGTGATATAAGAAATATTCTCTATCTGTATAAGCAAATATTCTACCATCAGTATCTCTCCACAGCCAATCAACACCTACAAATCTTCCATCATCATTCCAAAATGGTCCACCACCTTCAATTTCTCTAAGCTCTCCTGTTTCAGGATCTATTTCATATAATTGAATATCTTGATCACCATTTAAATGATAGTCTTCTGTGAACCATGCATTATCATCTATGCCAAACGCTTTTTCAGCAAATTTCCACCATTCACCTCTATACCATGTTGTATCTAAAATCATAGCATCAAACCCATAAACTGGATGTTGCCTATGTTTACCACCAACACTAAGTGTTAATTTATTATCTAAAAATTCTGGTGTCCATTTTACACGCAAGTCTCCTTGACCGTAATTGATTTCTTCTAAACCGTATTCTGTCCAGCCAATTTTTGCCAACCACCAATCTCCTGTGTATCTTACCCAATATTCTTGATTTAAGTATTCTTCGCCCCATTGACGTCCTTGTGTCCATTTAAATAAATACTCCCAACCTTTAACTGGAGCAATAGTAGCACTTTCATTTGCATTTTTTTCTGAACCGTCATACCAAGTACCACCTTTACCTGCGTTTTTCACACCTCGTTTAGGTTCATATTTAAACCTACCAATTTTTCTTAATCCAAAAGATTTTTGAAAGTCTGGTTTAAGATCACGTTTGTCTCTATCAACAACTAGTTGTCCAGTACTCAAGCCGCCAATAATAGCAAACCTGTCATCTTGATATCGTGGCGCATTAAGGCTAAAACTAGCGTATGCTGTAGAATATTTAAAAAATTTCCACAACTCAGTCTCTGCAAACAAAGATGAGGTTAATAGTAAACCTATTATTATTTTCTTTAACATCTGTTTTCTCCTAATTTTGACATATACCCATTATTAAATATCGAATCTCACAACAAATGACAGCGCTAGTTCAGGATCATTTTTTACTGGCTTAGATAATTTAGCTACTGCTAGTAATTCATTAAAATCATTATACAGCCCTACGGTTGTAACATAAGGCGCAAATGCAGAATGTGTTGCAAAATTAGCAACATCTGTTGCAGCTATATGGGCTGTTGTTGTATTATACAGACTTTCTGCAGGTGCAGGTAATATTTCTCTTAGTGTTGCAACACCTGACTGCGCAACACTTTGATTAATTGATAAGCTTCCACTTCTTGCCTTAGTAATGCTAATATTTCTTGTTCTGTTAAAAGAGTTTGGTGGAATAACAACTGTATACTCATGTTCATACATCGTCTTTGTCGCATCCCATTTTAATTTCCAACCATTCGAACCTGTCCCTTGACCAATAGTGCCATAACTGCCTGTGTCAGTTACCATAACAACACCTTGTGTGTATGATACTGTACCAACTGAAGATCCAGACCCGTTAGCATCTAAGCTTGCACTTAAGTAGTGCGTTTCAAATGCTGAGTCATATAAGTTTCCATATCCATCATCTTTTAATACTATTGTTCCGTTCGTAGAATAGTCTGTTATTTCTACTGAGCCAGTTTTAATTTGTTCGCCATATAATTGTTGTGGAATACTAAAGACATTGATTTGATCATGAACCTTTCTTAACCCTAATGTCTCATAGTCTCTTACAGTATTTGATGATGATACGATCCCACCACGCCCCCAAGGTTTATAATATTGATCTAAAACATATTGCGGCTGAGGTGTTGTATTGCTTCTTGGGTTTGATGTTCCGGCATAATTAAAAAATTGATGATGCAGCTGCCGATACATTAGCCAAGAATATTTTGAATAAGTCACTCCGCCTGTAACAAATGATGCAGTAGGTCCGTGATGATTTGAAGAACCTGTTCGAAACATGTGCAATTGTCCTACAGTAGGCTTTATAGCTTTCATAGACATAACACCTAAATAAGAAGTATTATCTATTGTATCATACTTCTGCGCAGTAAACCTCTTATGAACCTTTATAGGTGTTACTCTTTTATCTGATTGATCTATGTCTCCAAACATATCTAATTCTCTTTAATTATAAATATTTCCCTTATAACAAAAAAGCCCCTACAGATTCTTAGAAGGGGCTTTATTAAAGTAGTATAATAATTTAGAAGTCTAATCTTACTTTAATTAATGCTTCACGGGAAGTCGACTTCAGAATTGGTCTTGAAAGTTTTGCAACTGCCAACAATTCATTAGCATTATTGTAAAGACCAACTGTAGTAATATATGACTTTGGATCATTTCTAAACGAAGCGATCTGTAAATCACCCTGACTACCAGATGTGTATGTTGGATTTTGGCTATGATTATATTCATTATGCCTTACTCTACAAAAGTAATGAGTAGACTTAATTTGCTCTTCTCTCCTAGCTGCAAAATATGCACCTCCTGAAACAGCATTAAAAAATACTGATGCATTATCACCGTGTGTATTTGAGCCTGTATTATAAGATGACATTGAGATACCTGTGCCACTGCCGTTGTTTAGTCTTGTGGAATCAAGTACTAGTATTCCAGTTTCCGGAAAGAACTTTCCAAATGATGCTGTTGAAGCACCACCAATAACTGCAGTACCAGCCGCTATTGATCCTGAAATAACATTAAATTCTCTTGAAGTATTTCTTACATTAGGGTCATTTGTCGCACCACTATCATCAATTAAGTGTAGTATTTGGCCATTTGAGCCAGAAAGACGCAATTCCCAGTTACCTGGATCCATCTTTTCTTTTAGCCTGCCTCTATTTAGACTGACTGCAAAAATTACGTCTGTATCTGCATCAGTTCCGCCACCTTGATAAGCGCCTGATTTAAATTTTTCGGTACCTTGTGGTAATAATAAATTTCTTAATTGTCTATAAATAGCTTTTGCAGATGAGAAGTTAGAATCACCTGTTCTAGATCCTGATCCTGCAAAGTGACCATAAGCGACAGAAAATTGAATAGAAGCTGTAGCATTTGTTCCAACTGATCCGTTATAAACATCATAGTAATGCTCACCTGTGCTTCCGCTTTGTGTTGAAGATGTATAAAAGGAATTTAGTGTTCCTATACCGCCTGACCACATGCCAGACGAAACAACACTAATGTTTCCTGTCTTTATATCTTCTTCTGGTGTGAACTGTGTAAAAATTGACATAATATCTAACTCCTATTCGTTTAATAAATATTGTATTGTTTACCTTTTCAATAAATTTTTATCTTCTTGTTGTTGTTCTAGTGTTACCTGGACTTCTTGTTGTAGTATTGCTGCGTCTTGCAGTAGTTTCTCTAGGTGGACTTTGTGTTCTTCTTCTAGTATTTCTAGTAAACGGTGGTCTAGATCCGTTTATTTCTCTATTTAGTCTGCTAGGACCAGGCTCAATGTTAACAGTAACTCTTCTTACAGCGCCTGATTCAACACCTGTTATTACTAATTCGACCTGTGTTGTAGACGATACATCACGTGCCACAAGTGTTACTTCTCTGGCAGTGATTGTTTCTTGAACACCTCTATTTGATACATCTCTTACTAGATCTTCCCTCTCTAATGTAGCCTCGTCACGTGAATTTAATGTTTCTCTGACTTGTTCTTCTCTTTCTCTATTTATTTCTTGTGCCTCTCTTTCTGCTGGAGGTGTCATATCACGTTGTGGTGTTTGTTCTACTTCTGTCCTTTGAATTGCTGGAGGAGAAACAGTTGACTGTCTATCATTTCTGTTAGGTGGTGTATAAGTACTTCTAGACTCAGTGCTTCTAGAAGCAGTACTTCTTGAATCAGCAGCTGATGTATCTCTATTAGTTTGACTAGTACTTCTAGTTGTATTTGTATTTCTTGTAGCGCTAGTCCTACTTGACCTACTTGATCTACCACTTCTTCCGCTTGATCTTGTTGGCATTATTCATTTCCTTCTAAAACGTTACCAGGTGTTATTGTCACGTCTTGATTGCTGGCTAATTCAAAAATATAGTCTTCATCACCAAAACCATTCAGTGTTCCAGGAGATATTACTAAAGCATCACCCTCACCTGAGACTGTCAGTGAAGAAGGCACGCTTTCTGCAATACTTGGCGTGTTGTTATCACCTAAGGGTTGTGTTACTAATTTATATTGTAAAGCTAAATCAGTAGCAGTAAATGCTTGATGAATTGGCATATTCTCTATTATAATACCGTAATTATTAGGACCGCCTGTGTTGGCTTCATTATAAAGAGAATAGTCTATTTCATCATCACCCAAAGCAAATTTGTCGACAAGAAAATTATTTTCAGATAATCTTTGTCGTCCTACTTTTGTTAATACTGCATCAACTACTAAGGTTGATCGGTCGATAAAAGACATAGTCTATTCCTTATATTTTATTAAGCTGGGCTTTGATTACCACCAGCATCATTTGGAACATAATTAACAGTTATAGTAAAAGCTGCTGTAGCACCCCACTCAATACTAGTTACAACAACAGTTGTTGTTGGGTCTGGCTGACCACTAGTAGTATTGTCTTGAACAGATTTTGCTCTAATTGCGCATGTTGATCCAACTACTGTTTGGCTAATAGAATCTAAACTAGTTGAGTAATCAATATTCCCTGTTCCAACTGCTCCTGTACCACCAGCAGTCAAGTATGCAATAGAAGAATTTAATACTGTAAACATAAATTCTCCTTGAACATCTACATTGACCAAGTTTGGTGCTATTGTAACAGGTGCTCCTGCAACGTTCTGATTCCAAATTACTGTCTGATCAACTATAGATGATATTACAGGTAGCTTATTTGGTAGATCATTACGTGTTATAAGTTTATACTTCATAACAGTATCAGGATCTGTTGTTGGTTCAAGTAACGGTAAGTTTTCTATTACTGTACCGTAGTAATCTGTACCAAGAGGATGAGCAACATTCCACAAAGAGTAATCTACTTCATCGTCAGAAAGTGCAAATTTTGTTATATTAAAAGCTTGCTCTCCACGAGATAGTAGCTCACGACCTTTTTTTGTTAAAACAGCGTCCAGTACTGTGGTTGCGTTGTTTAAGTATCCCATTGTTTTCTCTCCAATTTCTTAAGATATTTAGAACTTTTATATAAATATCTCGTTATCAAAAATAATTCTTTTATTCATTGTCTAATTGAACATCAACGAACGAATCGCCTGATCTTCTAGAGGTTACCCTGTAAGGATTAACTTCAGTTATTTCAACAGCAATTTTATTTCCATCAGGTATTGTGTCTCCGTTTTCTAAGCAGCCCCCATACATTAAATTAAACATGCCTGTATGTGATGTAAATAATGATTCTTTTTCAGACTTTTCAAACGATGAAGAATACCATAGGTTAAGTGATTTACTTATCGATGAACTATAGTGATATATTCTATCATCATTTAAAGCAGACTTAACAGATGAAGTAGCCATTGGCATTAAAACTTCATGAAAAATATTTCCTCCACCACCAGAATAAACCTCACCTTCAGTATAATTTCTTTCTAGCGGATCAATTAACGGATCAACTTTAAACCCTCTAAACTGTTCATAATTAAATCTATTTGCATTTGCAATAGACTCATAGTCATCTTTGCTAGATGTTAGTGGGACATTTGCCTCATATGACCACTTAAAATGTGAAGCCATATCGTCTCTAGAAGATGTGTATTTTCTATGAGATAATATGTTTAATTTAGATGTTCTACTTTCATATGATCCTGTGTCTAAGTTATAGACCTTTCCACTCATTTGTGATGTATACATATCATTTGATGATGTCAGTAATCCGTCAAACGGAAGGTTTATAGATCCTGACTTTGTGTATTCTGCGGCACTTTGGCTATAGAGCGTGTAATGTCTTATTCTGCCTCTATAGTTTCTTTCTTCTACAAAAGGCTTGTTACCAACAATTACTTTAGGTCTTTCTAACAAAGTTGGCTCTATTAATATACCAATATTTTTCTTAGCTCTCGCAGGTGAAAGTTTTCTAAGGTGATCAAATAAACTTAAATCATAATATTTTATTAATTTTAGATAATCCCAAAAATTAAATTTTGTTGTCCATTTTTTCCAATATGTGTCTGATATTCTATCTAATCTTCCGTGGTAATATCTGTCTGCATATGTGTCTCTTGGATCACCTAAATAAGATCCAAAGTCCAAGTCAGCTAATGACAATATAATATCTTCATTTATAACATCACTTGGTGCAAAAAATATTCCTAGCTTATTTGAATCAAGTGGTGCTGTGTCGTATGAGCTCAACTCAACTCTTTCAGTTGTACTTAAGACAGGTGGCACGCCATCTGAGTAAATTGTTTTTCTGTTGTCTAGTCTAAGTTTGTTAGAAGTTTTATTAAGTCCTATTGAAGGAATAAATCCTTTTTGTCTATCAGAAACAGAACTAAAGTTTATTGCATTAGCAAATCCAGATCCAGTTGCGTATACTTGGCCACCTGTTAAAGAATAATCTCTTACAACGTTTGGACTAGAATTTAAATTTGCTTTGTCATCCATAGAAAATCTTAAGTTCATATCATAAAATGATGAGCTTTCATGATTTCCGTTAATTGCCTTTGGTGCAGAAACATGGTTAAAAAATGCTGCCTCTTTTAAAGGTGTGCTCCAATATCTCCATTCCATTATTGAGCCTGAAAATTTACTTCCGTATAATGTGTTTTCTTCACTTGTCTGTGTCTTACCACCAATTTGCCAGTAATTATCACCTATTGAACTTGATGCGTACCAGCTTGCAAGCAAACTAGAACCAGATAGCGTCATGCTAGCAGATGCTTTAGTAATAATTTCATCTGTGCCTGAATCATAGAATCCTGCATAAATATCAAAGCTGTGTGTTGCTTGAGTTGTCTCACCTGTAAGTGACTGTTCGGAATAACTGCTGCTTATTGAAGCTTGACGACGCCTGACCATTACAGACCAGTATTCGTTATTATAAAATGGCAGAGGTTGTAAACTAGCAGTAACAAATCCTTCACTCCCAGATAGTGCAAATGCTAGTTTGCCTTTTGTGTCTGATCCGCTAACGTTGTGGATATAAATCGCAGATTCAACCATATTACTAGAATTATTTTTTGTAGCTATTAATGTATTCCTTTCTATTCCAGTTTTAAATCTAAATTCTATTGTGTCACTTGTTCTGTCTGTAAGAGTATTTCTATACCACGGTGATGCTAATCTTTGTGATCCGTGAAAATCTAACGCGTATGTATATCTCTGTTTTATTTCAAACTCAGGTGAACCTCCTTCTATTTTTGGTCCGCCGTATTCTTGTATTCTTAATATTGAAGTTGGAATACCATAAGCAGCAATTAGTGCCTTAAGTGATTGCTTCGTACCTTTTGTTTTTAGAATGTATGGCATAGTAGAAAGTATTCTATTCCATATTTCTCTTGTAACATCTTGTTGTGACTTCTTTGTAAATCTAACATTAAATTCACCTGTTCTGCTTCCTGATTCAGCAAGACCTAAATGATATTGAGGCATTCTAACAAGATCTCTGCCTTCCAACATCGTAAACCCTAGTGATTCTGCGACAGGTTGAACTAGTTGTGCTGATATACCTTTTGTTATATCTTCGCTTCTTTCATGAACATCTGTCATTGCCTTAATATGTGTCCATATAATATCGTAATGGTGGCCCATCATGTCCATAAATCTTATAAAGGGTTCATTATCAACATCATATGTGACGTGTGCTGGGATTAAATTTATCAACCTATTTGTATTTTTTCTATCAAACACTGATGCTGACGAAATCAAATTAGTATGCCATGTTGTAAATTCAGAACTGCTAACAGAAAATAATTTATAAGGATTTGTCAATGTGCCATCACCAGAAAATTTAGGTGCAGCATTATCATACTCTATTCCATTAGAACTAGAAATATATGAAGAGCTTACATTAAACATATAGTTTTCAAAATCATCAAAACCATTTATAACTTTTCTTTTTTCCATATTCCAAAATTTCATTTGGTCTGATGATCCTGAAACAATTGAACCAGATGTTTGTCCTGTAATGTACGGCGTTTGTGATGTACCTCCTAAAGACTGGCTTTTTTGTGTATACAATTCTATTGTTTCTAATTTATCTTTAAAATTATTAACTCGCTTTTCAACTGATCCGAAGTGTGAGAAGTTTTCAAAGATACTATAGTCAACATTTATACTGACATCTAATAAGCTACCGCTAAATATCTTATCTTCTAATTGTTGTCTAACATCAGTGTTAACGCCTACAAGATCAGTATGGCTTCTGTATTCAGTTTCACGCTTCACAATAACTGGTTCTATTTCACTAAGCTTTGGTGCCTTTAAAACAGTATCAGGTATTACCTCATCTATAAAAGGAACAAGATCAACAGTCTCTACAAGATCAGGAGTTACTTCTGACGCAATATATGCAGAATCAAATTCAGTTATCTCATCTGGCAAGGGCTCCAATAATTTATAAGCTATAGATCCAGGATAATTAGTTGCATTTACAGGTTTAAAGTTAACAACAACTGATTCAACATCTCCACCAAATACGACCTTAGTGTATAAATTATCAGAATCTTTAAGTCTGTATCTTACAAAATAATCATTAAACTGATGTTCTATATTTGGTGAATCTACACTTCCGCTTATTGCGTTTATTGTTCCACCAAATTCTCTGTATGACTTATCAACTATTAATTTATTACCTTCTATGTCTAAAATTTTTCCTTCATACCTTGCCATTATGTCTTCAATTACTTCATCTTCTTCGACATAACCCACTTCATAGCCGCCACCAAATGATGTGTATTTATTAACAGGTATGTTTGCGTCCACTCTTCCTTGTTCGTCTGCAGCTTCGTCATACGTCTGCTCTACAACAATAGTGTCATTCTCTAAGACTTCTTCTATTTTTAAAAGTATAGGACCTAGCTTTGCAGTTTGATCTACTTTAATTCTTTCGTTTGATGTCAACAAAATATCAATCCTTACTTTGTCAACCCACAACTCACCAAAACCACCTTTGTGGCCTAACATTCTAATGCCACAATTTGTATACAGCCCAAATGAATTGTCTTCTGGTATAATAAAATCAAAGTGCGCTTCTTCCCATTCACCTAATTCATGACAAGTAACATAACCTTTCGATCTTGTTGCAACAGTACCGTCTGTATTTTTTGTCAAAGTATCTGTTAGAGTTGTTTTTGTAAAAGACCTAACACCGTCTGCACCTGTCTGCAGTTCTTCTTCTGTTTGTCCGGCGACATAATTCCATTGAACTCCATTCCACTTCCAATTACCATCAGGTGAATTTGTAATATCATTATTAATAATTTCTGATGAAGGATAAGGCTGAACATCTGTATAACTAGTCTCATAATTTCCGTTTGCCAAACTTTGATAAAACGGTATTGTGCTAGGGCTTACATAGTAAAATGATTCTTTTTGTAATAAGGTTATCATCGACTGCCACTCAGACCCATCCCATACCCAACCTAAGGCTTCAGACAAATAAACAAATCCACCAATAGCAACTATAGCAGGCATAATAAATCCTTCACCCGTATTTTCAGGATCATTAATACCAGTTTGCACCCATCTTTCTCCTACAGGATTTTGCCCTATATAACTCCATCCAGCTGCAACTAAGTCACCGTCAATAATCCACTTTACTCCAGACCAGTTCCAGTCATTATAATCATCTAAAGGTGGCCTATTACTTGGAGAAGGTAATGGAGGTTTGTTCTCACCTAATGGTGAAATATTTGAGCTTGAATTAGTAACAGATCCAAATTCTGTATAACCACACGCAGTAGGCCCTTCTGCTGGAGGTCGTCCGGATGTTCCTAATATTTTTGTATCATCTTCATTAGTAGATGCTCGTGTTCCAAATATAAAATCAGTTTTTCTCATCTGAGAATCTGGTACATCTGCTGATACATCAACTGTTCTTAGTTCAGTTTTATCTTCTAATTTTGTAATGAAACTAACTTTATCTTCTGTAACAGCAAATATTTCATCTTCCATCTCTATGTTTTCTATTGCAACAGGGTTAACATTACCTTCTACAATTTCAACTCTATAATTTTTAATACCATTACCTGATGTATATCCTTTTCTTGATGCATTTACTTCATCGTAAATATTATTTAAAACATTTACAATTAATGAGTTTGTCAATCCTTCTCTGTAGAATCCTGTTATTAGATCAATCATTTCATTTCTAATATCTTGTCCTGTGATAAACGGTGTTGAAGGAGACTCGATAACTTCTTTATAATAATGTAGTAATTGTACTTGTGCACCTTTTCTTCCTCCGTTATCAAAGTCAGGATTTTGAGGTATTGCTTTTTGTTGCCATGTAATTCTTACTGTATCTCCTGGCTTTGCGCCATAAGCTGCCAAAGCCCCAATAGCACTACTATCACCATACTGTCCGCCAACTCCAGTTCCTATTGACAACCATCTGTGCTTGAATCTTTCTGAATTAATTACATCACCTGTTATTCTCGGATCTTCTAGCCCGTCTCTTACATAATATCCTGTAACTGGATCGTTGTACGCTGCGAGTGATAATACTTTTCTTTGTTCTAATATTTCTGGCAAGTAGTTGAGGTCAGGAAAATACATACATAACTCGTTATCAACTCCCTTGTCTTTTAGCCAGTGTGCGTGATAACCAACAGCTGCATCTCCAACTTGTTCCCATTTAGCAGCAGGGTTAAGTGTACTAAAGCCGTTTGACCATAGTCCTCTATCATACTCATCTTTTTGAGCAACTGCTTGTGAGTGTAAATTTGTATCCCACTGAAATGAGAAGTCTACACCTAACTGAGTCCATGATTTTGATCCAACATAAGAACCAGGAATTTCATAAGAAGAATTTATATAAGGTTGTAGGTGTCTTATTTCTCTTAGATCAAGTTCATTTGTGACCATCTGAGAGCTGAGATCATCTATTGTCATTGCATCTCTAATTAAGATATTAGAGCCAACCATCTTCTGTATGAATATCTCATCGCCAGAACCAAGATCTGCCTTAAGAGTTCTTTTTATAATAGGATCATCGCTATCAGGATCGATAAATTTAATTGTACCAGATTCAGCTATCTCTATTTCTTCAGAAGATTCATCTTCATTTCTAGTAAATTGGCTAGCTGATGATCCTATCTCTAGCTGACCACCTGCAAGAAAATATTCTGTCCCTATTGCTGTCTCAAGGCTAGGGTTAAATTGTCCATTAGGATATATTACAACTCTTAGCGTAATAACATCATTTCCTTCACCGACTTCTGATAGAGTAAATGTGTGTGATATTCTTTGCCACTTACCTGTGACCTCAAACAGCGGCGATCTAGATGTTGTTGATTCAATACCCCAGGGACCAGCATGTGCTAATAATCTAACTTTACTATCTTTAACACCTTGAACGTATGCACTAAAAGTAAATTCTTGATTGTTTATTTCTCTGTGTATTTTTAAATACGGTGACAAGCAGAAAGAATGATTTGCATCTGTAGAATGATTTGCTGTTGTCTGATAGAAAACTCTAACACATTGATTGCCTACAGGTGTTTGTTTAACAACAGTTTCTGTACCTAATAATGTTGGGTTGTCTTGTGATATTGAATTAACTGCATCTTCATTTGGAAATGGGCTGTGTCCTCTCCATTGATAGTCGCTATCTAAATATCTACCTCTTAATAAGTTTACCGGTTTCGGTTCAGTTGTAAATGCAGGCTCGACAACAATAGATGCATTTAGCGCAGGTACAACTCTTTTTCCTAAAAAGTATGCATCATTAATTCTTATCATTCCATTTATATATTTTCTAGAGACAGAGTTATCACTGACAACAGTAAGATAATTTGAGTCTTCTCCATCTGCAAACTTAACCCCTTCGTCTTCTATAGGAAAATCATTTAAGCATGTATATGCAGCAATTCTAAATCTCTCTAAATAGCTTGAGTCATTAATAAAGTTCGGTGATAAAACTATTTCTGTTCTATCAGAAGATATTCTAGTCAGTATTGCTTTATCTTCTTTTGAAAATACTCTATCGCCTATTGATGTTTCTGATGCTGTGTGATCATCAAGAGCAAACATTTTATTTGTATCATCTTCTTCAAACCCACCAAAATAAATTTTCTCTTCACCGTTTACTAATAATGGATAAGGGCTACCAAACATCAGTCTATAAAAGCAAAATTTTATTTTAAATCTACCCCTTCTAAATCCAAGATCTTTTAATATTTTTGCAGCATCTATTTGTATTACAGGAATATCTAGATCATTGTCTACTTCACTTTGAAATTCATCACTGTTAACATAAGTTGTTGTTATTAAAATATTATCGTCACCATAAACATTAACTTTTATAAGATCATCTTCATGCTGACCATACTTTAGGTCAGGCCACTTACTTGACTCATACGTCTCACTTACAAATTGTGGATAGTAATTTGTATCTCTGTATGGGGTCCAGTCTTTTGTTTCTGGTAGTGTGACTAATCCCTGGATTTTTTCCGGTAGAATTTGTAGTCGTTTAGACTTTGCGTCGTATGCCATTACAGCTCCTTAAATTCTCTGTCAATATAATCGAATGTGTCTTCTTTTGTTCTGTATCTTCTTTGATAAACTTCGACATATAATTTTTGTGATAAATTAGAATATGTCTCACCATTACTAAAATTCTCAAAAAGCCTTATAACACCATTACCATCTCTCAAAGAAGTTTTTAAAACTTTATTCGGCTCGGAGCCTGCTTTAAGATTTTTTTGTAAAAATTTCGATAAATCTTTTTGAAACTTCTGTTCGTATTTAATCTCGTCTCTTTCTTTTAAAGACTGATAATGTAAATTATCTTGTAACTCTTCTTCTGTATACGGCATTATTCGACCACCTTAAATGATATTTTATTATCTAAAAATTGTATTGTTTCGTTTATACCACTTCCACTCACAACCTTAAAAGAAATATCGTAATACCTTTCAGGTTCCAGTCCTTCAGTTCTTAATTTAAAAAAGTTGCCTGTTGAATCACAGCTTAGTTTTGATCCACTTCCGAACGGTATAATTGTATGATTTGTTTTTGCATCTTTTATAGAATAAAAGCTTGATGCTGATGGGAAATATTGAGTCGTCAAGTAAGCTGATGAAGTGCCAAAAGTCCTTGCTGGATACCTTTCTCTTCCGTGTACTCTTATTTTAGATACTGTACCTTTTCTATACTGAGGTCTGAGACTGGTCATATAAGCTTCTATTTTTCCTAACTCATCTAAATCAAGCGGTCCTAAAGAGCCAGTAGCCCATACAGCATCGTCCCAAACAGCCTCTATTGTTGGCTTAAAAATCGTATGAGAGTCTGATGAGAAGAATTTTAAAATACCATAGTTTTGTGTTGAGTCTTCTATTGTCGTGGACCGCCTAACTACTAAGCCTTCATTAGGTACTGAGCCACTAACGAATGTGTGAACTATGTCTGTGATATCTATTCTCGCGTCAGATCCTGTTTTGCTAAAAGAGAATGACGCAGAGTAACCAGATCCTGTGTAATAAGTTGCTCCCCATTTTGCTTCGCTTCCAGAAAACCATTCTAAAGAGCCTGTTTCACCTGTTCTGTATCGCCAGCTAACGCCTTCTCGTATATGCGGATCATCAGATAATTTACCGTCACCTTCAGTCCAACTTTGTGATACAACATTTACAGAAATATTATTATTATCTCTTGTCAATTCAAATGATCCTGCGTCATATAAGTTTAAGTAATATTTTGCATCGCTAGTTATTGAGCCATCTGCCATTGATTTGGATATTCTAGTTACTGGAAATTGTAAAACAAATCTTTGAATTGTTCCAACACTAGTTGATGCTGCTTGGAATGTTTTTCCAACTTCTAATACTTCATCACCGCCTAAGTTAAAATTACTTGATGTGCCTAGTGTGTCTGCACCTCTTATGAGTGATGCGTCTTTATTTACTCCTACAAAATAATGTGCCATTAATAATCTCCTAAGCACTTACCGACAATGTCTATGTCAGGAAATCTTATTTCAAAAATTGAAGGGTCTAGTGATGGGTACACAACACCATTTTTAACTGCTGTTGATATATCAAAAATATTGCCTGAGTAGCCGCTAGCTTTATTAAATTTATTATTTATTATAATTAAACTCCCATCAGGATTATTTTCAATTGGTGGTACAACACTATTTACGCCTTCAACAAGAGAAATCTCATATGCAATGTCGCTTAATATAATTGGTTGATTTATTTGCCATTTGTCTACATTAAAATAATCTTTTACTTTTTGAATGCACTTAAAAATAATTTCTTCTTTGTTAAATCCTTTTTTTGCATATATTGAAAATCTAACGCCAATGTTAATAATATATCCATCCTTAATGTTGACCGCGTCTGTCAGCATTCTATAAGGCCCTAGGTAAGTCTTAATGTTTCTTTTTGTCGCTTCATTAACGTGCTCTAGTTTCTTTTGTTTATTGTATCCTAGCACATAAAAGTTTAGTGCCATAGGATTAGGAACTCGAACTTCTAAGTCTTGCACTTTTAAAGGTTCGTTTGGCTCAACATATTTTTCCATTAAAACTTCTGGAGAGATAGTTTGCCCTTGTATTACACCTTGACCTGAGTTTAGTTGGTCGTCTTGTGTTATAAAAATCTTTGAGATGTTGCCAAACTTAGAAGGCATACTATAGACTCTAGTTACGTAGTCCTCTTTTGATACAGCCCTTTGCTGTGCCTGAAAATATTGTTTAACATTTTCTTTTATCTCTTTTATTGTTTCAGCACCTTTGCCGCCTGTAGCAGGAGAAGGATTATTAACTGATATTGAATTTAATGATTCATCTCTAAGTGTTCCATCGAGTCCTGCAGAATTAATAGCAGCATCAACACTTCTTTTTGATGTTATAGAGTTGGCAGGTACATTATCATCAATGCCACCGCCAGTAGAGTATGTTATAGTTAATGTTGTATTTGCAGGTGCCTGACCGTAAACAGAGGTTTCTAAAAAGTTGGCAGGATCAAGTGCTGAATTAGAATTTAAGAAATCAGAATTAACATTTGAATTTCCAACTGTCGATGGATTAGGTATAACTTCTTCATCATTTTCTGTTGCTGTTCCGGAACCAAACTGTAATTGAAATGTGCCATCCGGCTTTATATGTGTCTTAAATCTTTTCTTTGTTCTGATGAGCTTTAGCATATATGGCGTAGTGTCATTATACGCAGCAAGATTGGGATCAAATTCTGCATCATTTCTAACTTCATCATATATTAAGTCTTGTGCTAGTGAATCTACATGATACCACTTGTTCCCATCTGAATCTATACAAGATATTACTTCTAAAACATTTTTGCTTCCTAATGTCAGCATGTCATATGCTTTTGCAGATCCGAATGAAAAAGTCTCTTTAACAACTTCACCGCTAACACACCTTGCATTTTTCTTTAATAAAAATTTAGTAGGATTTCCCGAATCATCAACCTCATAAATACTTGTCTCTACAGGATCAAGTGAGCCTGATGTACTGAAATCTACTTCTTCGACTAACCTAAATGTTTTTCCAAACTGGTCTGCCGAAACAACAGATCCTGGCTTTACTCTATAGCCGTAAGAATAATTTGGTGTCACATTGTCACCTGACCCTGCTGCTGGAACAGTTTGAAATACTTCTAGTGTTGTTTGAGCAGGTGTAGATATTGTAGGTTTGTACCCGTAAGATTGGGCTATTGCAAAAACTGTTTTTCTCTCTTCAGCGTATGCTAATAGTGATTCACGAAATTGTTCATCAATATAAAATGAAAGTATGTCACCGACATAAGCAGCCATCTCTATGAACATCATACCTGGGCTTGTTTCATTAAAATCTGAATATGATGATGGAAAATAATCTTTTGCAAAGTCGATTAAATCACCACGTAATCCTGTAAAATTTTTGTTTAAAAAATTTATATCTTTTGGTCTCTGTTTATCTAGTGCCATCTATTATTCTCCTACTGTCGCTAGATTTAATGTTATTGTCTCTGTAGCATTCGGTTCTATCCTTGTTGTAAATGTTACACTTATATTGACTAAATTTAAGTCATGCTGCAAATCAATATTTATACCTTTTAATACTACGTGGGGCAACCATAATCCAACTGATTCTCTTATCGAAGAATCTATTTTTTCACTTAGCTTATCGTCCATAGGCTCAAATAAAATATTAAACAAATCACATCCAAGTTCAGGCTGATTTACTCTTTCACCTTTCACAGTCAATAATAAATTTTTCATATTTGATTTCGTCTGTTTAAGTAATGTCGTACTGGACTTAAACCACCCGTGACGAGAATGTACAAATGGCAATGACACACCAATAAATGTATCAGGATCTTTATCTCTAGATCTAACAGAAGTTGTTCTTGGGTTTTCTAATGCCATTACTTAAGTTTTCCCTTTATGCTAAAAAGTCCTTTAATAATATTTGCACTCATCGATCTAAATGTACCAATATTATAACTACTCGCAGCGCCCTTTGTAGTTAAATATCTCCCATTATTAGTTTGCACCAAACCAATAGTCAAATCATTTTCAAGTTGTACAATTGCTGCTTCTCTTTCAGTAGGATTTGGTATAGCTAAAATTTCTAATAATCTTCTTGGCATAAATCTAAAAGAGCTCGGATGCATTAATGGTGGACTGCTATTTGCACCTCCCATAGAGACATCTGCACGAGAAACGTAATCATGTATTGCTAAGGCATCTTTCTGAGCTTCCTTAACATTGTTTTTCATTTCTTTTATTTTTGCCTTCGTCTTAAGAAACTTATTTTCATTTGTATGCTCGTGCTTTATGTTTGCAAGATTTCTTATTAATCTACTAAGACTTAGTGCCATGTTTGCCTTCTATAGCTTTTACCACTTTTGCAGAATGTCCACTCATTGCCTTTTTCATAAAGTCTGGCATATTTGGATCTGTTGGTTGCATCTGGACGCCGCCGCCAATTTGATTTGTATGTTGTGTTGTGTAAGCGCCGCCACCCATAGTAGGATACGGAGCTTGTTCAGACGGTATTCCTCCTTGTGTTTCTGCTAGTATTTTATTTAATACTGGATCTTTTACATTTATTGGGTTTTTAATCTCGCTAGATTTATTATCCTGATTCACTTGAGGATTTGTAATTTCCTTTATTACTATTTTCATTTGTCTGGCAACTTCTTTTTCAACAGTTTCTTTTATTATTTTCTTAAGTGCCATTACTGTGTTCTTCTTCATTATATTACCTTTTTAGTTTGAAAAGTTAAAAGTTTTTTCAATGTCATCTATTCTAGTTAAGCATTCAGATAAGTCAACTAATTGTGAGTTAAGAATAGCATTAATTTCTTCTTGTGATATAGTCGCATTTTCAGATTCGCCTGATGCTCCTTCTTCACATACAATCCATCCAGGTCCTGGTATTGTAAATATTTCTGGAGCATGCACTTTATCTCCTGTAGGTGACTCAACACAACCTGTCTTTATAACATCACCCTCATTTAATTCCAGGCCAGGCCTTAGATATAAGTCTAAATCATCGCTTAAGCTTCCAATTAAATTATTAACATCTCCTTCTATGGTTTCACCAACGCCACCGTCAGAAGCATCTCCCATATCTCCGCTTCTTCCTGTTATCCATGTACCGCCTAATGCTTCACAATCTTCTTTTGTCAATCCGTCTTCCATCCCTCTTTGATTTGCACATGCCTGAATCATTGCTGCTAGCATTGCTATTAACTGTGGCAGAACTCTATTTGCGTCTAGTAAACTTCTCGCAAGTGTATCAATCATTTGTGCTAGACCTAATACCATTTGCTTTATTGTAAAATAAACAAATGCCATCTTAACAGCCTTGCCAATCATAAATATACTTTCAATTACTTTGATAACTCTTTTAACAGTATTTACAGCTGTCCTCACTGCTTGAACAACTTTTCTAATTTGTGTTATAATTCTTTGAACATCTCTTACTAGCTGTAAAAGTTGTTGTGCTTGTGGCCTATACTTACAGGCATCACCATCAGGATCACCATCAATTTTTATTTTTAGTGACTGTACTCTCGCAGCCAGCTTAGTATGGAGCTGTGTTATCTCTACTATTTTTTCTTGTATTGGAACCCACCAAGAGAGGTCGAGGCCTGGTATTTCAAAGTCCAAATCTAATTCTGGTATAAGCCTATCTACAGGTGAAGAATCTGCACGACCTTTTCCTGCTAATTCTTGTAAACTGCAAAAGCCACTTTCATCATCATCCGATACTGGCGATACAACTGCACCATCAGGTCCTACATTCCAACCACTTACACCGATCGATATTGGAGCATCATGTGACACGCCATCAGGATCCACAGCTGTTCCGTTAACTATCAAGTCTCCTGGCATAAGGTCTGATCCAGCACCAAATGATCTTACTTCGCCGCCATATCCTGAGTGTATAACTTCTGCACCAGGTTCACATACTTCCCATCCTGGCTCTGTGATAAAGAACGGCTGAGGTGCATGTAACTTTGTGCCTATTGGTGTTTTGACAAGCGGATCAGAGTTTAAGTCTTCTTCTGACAATCCATATATTTCTGCAACTGCGATATTCTGTGCTATCTGTTCATCTGTCTGGCTTTTCTTTTTTGCAGAGTGTGAAACTTTTATTGCGCATCCTGATACTATCTGATCTCCCATTAACAGTGTTGCACCTGTAGGGAGTGATCTTCTAATGTTTGTTACGTTATCACAATTAATCATAGTTATTCTCTCGGTGCAGATCTAGAAATAAAAACATTTTGACTTAGCAAAGCTTCTTTTAATCGTTGCAAATCAAACCTGCCGTCTTTTCCAAACATAGCAGATATTAATGCACCTGATGCATTCTCTGATGGGTGAACTGAGGGCATCCCAAAGTTACCTATTCCTTGTGAGTCTCTAAGACTAATCCCAGCTGACTCTAAATTTATTGCCATATAGTATAAGAGGTCGCACAAAGCTTCTCCTAAAACAGCAGGCTCTGCAAATCCTACCTCATCATTCTCACCTACTCCATCTGTCTTTCTTCTTGCGTCACCTATGTATACATTTTTTCCAATTATAATAGTGTTTCTTTTTGAAATAATATTTAACTGATTTCCGGAATATACGCTAATATTATTTCCTTCTCCTGGCTTTGTATTAAAAATTATTTTGCTGCTATCAATTAAGATTTGCTTTCCTTTATGTAAGGTTGGAGTTATTGTTTTTGATTCATCATTGTATATTAATCTAGACGGTGTTAATTTTATTTCTTCATTTTTTAAAAGATAAATAGACGCAGCGTCTTCAATAATATCTTCTTCTTTAGGCAAGAATCTAGTTGACATATCTTTATCATCATTAGTAATTCGAATCTTAATTATGGGCTTTGATTCTGTAAGTTCTTGTTCACTATTTAAGACTGCTTTATTTTTTCCTAACTTAATTGATTGCCCTTCACGTCCGTCTATAACAATATCACCAGGTATTATTCTTGTGGGACGACCAGTAATAGGCTTAAATTTTTTTGTTAATAAAGAAACAGTATCTGATTTAACATTTGCTTTTGCACCGTCTGTGTTTGTTATTCCGATTGAAGCATTATTGTTAACATTTCTTTTTATGTTTAGTGGGATTGTATAATAAGCTTGATTACCAATACAAATAACGTGAACCAACTCACCGTATATAGGGTAATTTTTAATGTTAGGATCTAATGGATAAACCCAATCAGACGGAAGTTCAAACCCTTCAAAAGTAGACACACGTATGCAACCAATGTCCTGATATTTTAATTCAGGACGATTGTCGATATCATCTTCATTGTATATAACTTCTGTTACCTCACCCGGAATTATTTGAATAGATGTTGCTGTTAACTGTCTTATGATGTCAGTTGTAATATCTCTAACAGCTTTTTCTGTTGTTAAAGAACTACCAAGATCTAATTCTGTTTTGTTCTTAGCGAGATCAGTCCAGATCCCACCTCTTCGTGAGACTTTACGACTTATAGACATAGTTACTCCTGTATTTGCAGAGTTATATCATCAACCTCATGTTGTATTTCTTCAGTTGCTTTATTAATCTTTTGCAAAATTTCTTCTTTTTCTGTGTCTGATAATCCTAACTCATCAGTACCGCCCTTACTATCAGTTGTCATAACACGTTGAACTACAGCAGCTAATTTGACTAGTAGTTCATCATTTCTAATGTTGGCCTCCATAAAGTCGCTGATCATAGGAAATAATTGAACAGCAGTATTTGGATCTTTTATATAGGTCATCAACTCTTGTATTGTCGTTTCTATCTGTATCTTATTACGCTGTGAGTTGTGATCAATCTTTTTTAAGATGTCTGATAGTGTTGTATTATCAAATATTTTGTAATCAGTAGACATAAAACTAGCCCTTTGATTATAAATATAGAGTTTTTTAAAACATACGCGCAGATCCTGATGTATTAATAAAACCTTGCTTTTCCCACTGGACATCTAGAGTCTTATAATGCATCCTCATTACATTTAAAACTTTTGTTATGTGTTGTGTTTGAGAACCTGATATTTCTCTGAGCAAAATATAAAGAGCTTTTTTATTAAAGATCTCTATTGAGTCGACACGTGTCATTAAGTCTAAAATAGAATGAGCAATTTTAATGTCTCTTTGCTTCTTAAATACTTTAGGAATATTTGTATCCCAGTATTCTATAATAGTGTTATAAAATGTTTTCTGTTCTTGTACTTCAACTTCATTGTTTTCATACGTAACTTTTTTTACATCTTTGTGTTTTAAGTCTACAACATCTGTGTGCGTCTTCATCTTTTTATAATTGGCATTGTTGTGACATATTAACCAATTTTTTACAACAACGCTAAAGTAACTAAATGCCTTTCCTTTACCTTGCTTATATTTTCCAAGACGTGTTATCATAAAAGAGATTACTTCATGTTTAACATCTTCAGAAGGGACATCAAAGTGATAGAACTTAAATGTGTGAATAATATTTTCACAAAGTTTTTCAAACGGTCTTCTTAGAGAAGCGTTGTAAATTTGATTTTTCTCTCTCCAATCTTCAGTACCATTATACTTTACAATTGCTTCTTCAGTTTCTTCTGTGAAATACATTCTTGTTTTTGATTTTTTACGTGGCATTATTTTTATCCTCTATTAAATTATCTAATCTTTCTATTTCATTTTTAAGTGCTTCAAAAGTTGTCCCTGTTTCATCATCAGATTCGAACGATCCAAGTGTATCAACCTTCTTCATTTCTTCCTGAACAGATTTTATTAAAGCATAATTACTGTCCAGGACATCTTCTAAAAAATCTACTTTATTGTATAAGTTCCAGACAATATAACATAATATTAGTATTGTCATTGAGCTTAGTGTTTCTATTATCATGCGAACAAGTCCTTTAATTTACCAACATCTAAATTCTTAACTAGCTCTTCTTCTTTAGATTCACCTTTCATGTACTTTGGAAAATCAATTCTAGATTCACCTGATAACATAAACGCTTCTTTTTCTTGCCTTGCTGCAGAGCAGTCTGCAAAATGTATTATATGGGGCAGGTTTGTTTTCATAGCTTTCCATTCTGCACCTTCAAAGTAATAAGACTTATTTGCTTCTTCATACAAGCCGTCTGCAAGTCTTACACCAAGATATTCTGTTTCTGTCATTGTAATTCCAAATTGATTTAATATCCATATTGCACGATCAGTAACAGTCATATAATGTATTGCAGGATTATGATTATAATATTCTTGAAGCTTCTTTGCTCTCCACTCATCTTTGTTTGGAGAATAATAATCATCTTCCATATTACCGATCTTTCCTAGGTCATGAAACATAGCTGCAAATACAACTGATTCCTTTGATATATCATCAACGTACATACCCTGTGCTTTGAATAGCTCATAGTAACTTAGCGACCACTGTATAATATTAAGAACATGTGCTACATATCCTCCTGGAAATGCATTGTGATACCATGCCCTACCAGATGCAGGTGCTAATGTCATTCTTTCTTGGAAGTGTTCATGGAGAGCTTTTATTTTTTCTAGACGTTCTCCCTCAAAATTTTCGTCTATTGTTTTTTGTAACTCAGACCAATTTTCTTTGATCTGTTCTGCACTTATTCTCATGCATTCTCCTTTGTCCAGTCTAATTTAAAAATATCGCAATTCACATATTTGTAAGGTGCTACACCTTTTGATTCTAAAATATCTACTACATTAACCCATTTAGCATTCATTGTATCACGTACTTGATAAACACCGTCTTTCCCACCTGTACCCTTTAATAAAACAAAATCACCGTAGTCAAATGGTCCACCCCACCGCTTAAGTAAGTTACGAGATAGTGCAACAAATTTATATTGTGATGCTTTGCCTATCCTAATTCGAGTGCCGTCAGCAGTAATATCTGGTGTATCATCACACTGTATTTTATCTGGCTGATACATTGTAACATCAACTTTTATTCCATGCTGATAGAATTTTGATAGTCTATCTGATAGAACTTTATTTTGTACTGTCAATTCTGCATAGTGTCCATGATAAATCTCTTTATGTTTCTTCATAAACTTTGTAGTTATAAAGGCATTTACCATAGTGATAAAAGCAATTGTTAGTATGTATTTATTTAGGTTTTGCATTGTGTGCGCTCCATTATTATCTTATTATTGATAGCATAATCTAATAACATTTCGTGTAATATGAAAGGCTTTTTTTCATTTATTTTGTAACTTTTTTGATGTATAATCTTGAAGTATATCCGGATAGAAAGCGTGTATTATTAATGCAATTGCACATTTCATTGCTCTCAACCAATGCTTCATATACGTCGTATTATTTTCTTTAATATGTTTAAACATAATTTATTGTGGACCCGGGGAGATTCGAACTCCCGTCCGGTATACCGTTAACAACGAGTCATTTACAGCTTAGTCAGGTTTTCCATCAGCTTTAGGAGGCCTATTAATTTACCTGCAAAACCACTAGACATTTGTTCTGATTGTCAACAGGTGACTCTTATACTCTACCACACGAGTTTGTGTCTAACTTATTTTATGACCGAGTGTTAGACAACTCAGTATCTTATGCCGCGTAGGAATAAGATTGTTGGTAATCCAACTCAGAACCTACATGAGGTGCTGAATCATGATCGGCTAAATGCCAATCGATTACCAACCCGTCTAGTGAATTATCACCATTTGAGTTAGTGAACCTTTTTTAACAGGTCTTGTTCAAACCTTGCTGCACTCTATTGTCAAAAAGCACCCGTCGATACCAAGCGGGCCCATATTATTTAATCATCATAATCTTCGTTAGCAAACTGATCATACCCCTGATCGAACGATTCGTCTTCAATTTGTAAATCTTCTAGCAACAGTTCGGCAGCTGCCCAGTCTTTATCATAAATAGCTGCCTCTAATCTCATAATAATTTCTTCTATTGATAGCATCTTATCAGCCCCTTGTTTAGTTGACACTAAATATGGATAATCTGCCAAATTTAATTCAGTTACTGACGTATTTTCTATCAAAAAATTCCACGGTAATACTATGCTCAT